CCCGATGTTTTGCAATTGCCCATGAGGCCAGTGCAAAGCATCACATCGATCCATAGCGACATAGATCGCCAATATGGATCGGATACGTTGATCGATGCGTCAACGTACAGCCTTGATCGATATTTGGGGCAAGTGATACTCAACCCCGTAACCGCAACCGATTACTTTGATCGCGGATACCGTGCAATTAAAGTGGTTTGTGAGGCGGGCTTTGCAAATAGCGCCCTACCCTCCGATCTTGAGCATGGCATTTGCGTATGGGCATCTCAATTGCACCGCAACAAGGCAACACAGGGCAAAGACAGTATCACGCAAAGAGCGGCCACAATCTCAATTAGCCCAAAAAATATGCCGCCCGAGGTCAAAGAGATCCTTGCGCCATTTCGCGAACCCCGCAAAATCTTTTGAGGCGGTGACACGATGCCAAAACAAATATCTCTTGCACAATTTCAAACACGCATGAGAAAGGCCGATCAACGAATTGTGAAAACGCTTTTCACCAAACTTCGCGCCCTCTCGCTCAAGGCTGAGGCGGAGGCAAAGCGCAACGCAACCGATTACCCTCGTGTACGCACAGGGCGTTTGAGGTCGTCAATCACGGGGCTTGTAGACACCAAAAACGCGCGCCCTCGCTTGCTCCTTGTGGCAGGTGGAAACACAAAAGGCGCGCCCGTAAACTATGCAAGGTTTGTGGAGTTTGGCACAAAGCGCATGAGGCCTCGCCTCTTTATGGGTCGCGCCATGCAAAAGATCGAGCGTGATCAAGTTCTTGATGAATTGCGCAACCTCCTCAACCTTGCTCTTGTGGAGAGGTAATGGCATCACGATCAAGGCAAATCATTGAGAAAATCAAGGAGCTTGTTGCGGTGGATTTTACCGCAGGCGAAAGCGGGCTTGATATGCGCAACAAGGTGCAAGTGGGCGCCATCATCGATCCTCCGTATATCCCTTTTGGGTGCGTGTCTTTTGTGCAAGCCACAAGCGAATACGGGCAATCATTAGGCCGGTACCGTATCACAAACACCTTTGAGGTGTATGCGTTTGTTGGTGGTGGTGATGTGGAAGAGCGCACGATAAATGCAATGGATCTTGTTGAAGATATGGTTGAGGCGCTTTGTGCGGATCGGCAAATCGGCCTCAATGCCATTGTTGATGATATAAAATGCGCCTTTGTCGCGGAAGATGGCGATCGATATGGTATCGAGGGTGTGGGCATCGGTTATATTGAGGTGCAAGTGTATTCACAAAGCGATACAGGGATCTAGATATGACATGGTACGATAGCGAATGGAAGCAACGCCAAGCGGTGGCGATTGACGCAACCGGCACAGCGGGCGATGTAAAATCCTTACAAGATATTGAGATCGATATACCTGCGGATTGGGATCTGTTTTGGGAAAACATACGATCCGATTTCTTTGATGTGATTGTGGTGGATCCTTTTGGTGATCTGCTCAATTTCTCACGTGGAAGCGGTGCGGATTATGCAAATCGCGTGCTCACATTAGAGGTTGATGGGTACAATACAAAAGGGCAAAGCGTTGTACAGATATTTGTGTACTTCGCAAACCCCGATCAATCGAGTGATCTTGCAACGAGCACAACAATTGCAAGCGCTTTGGTGGGGCATGTGGAGCTTTCAAGGCCTACCGCCTTATCGGTATCACAACCGCTCTTGAGGCCACCAACAAACGTGCCACAGACCTCCTTTGTAAAGGCGTCAACCGATGAGATCGATGTGTATTTTGCGGTGGATAACCTCTTTGGTGGAAGAGCGGCAAAGTACAACGGCCGCCTTTTGTATGAGGGCATTGATTATGTCAATGTGCTCTCTTTGGATTCAAGCGGCACAAACGATACAGCACGATACGACGAAGCAAAGACGCGCTTTATTGGTGGATATGTACGTGTACGGGTGCGCGCGGGCAGCGATGACACCGATTATGCGCTCGTGTGCCGTATCTTCACAACCGAAACCCAGCAAATCGATATAAGATGTTTAATACAGGTACGCGATCAGCTACCATCTAGCTAATAGGAGAAATCATGGCTTTGGAATTTGGCCGATCGGCCTTTATCAAGTACGCAGAGGAAACCACATACGGCACGCCCGTGAGCACAACGATCTCAAATCGTGTGACTTCGGTATCTTTGAGCAGATCACAAGAAAGAGAGCGCACAACGCACCTCTCACAAAGCGCGGCCGCCTTTGCCGTTGCCACCTTTGATGCCTTTGAGCAGGCAGGCGGATCGGTTGAGATGCCTGTGTTTTATCGTGGTCTTGGTTTGCTCCTCAAGGCCGCAACGGGTGCAACCATTGTAACAACAGGATCAAACCCATATACACACGTATTCGAGCCAACAACAGACCTCTCAAGCCTTACCATTGAGTTTCAACGGGGCACAGGCTCAAGCGAGAAATTTGAGGGCTGTATGGTGTCCACAATGAGCATCTCCTGTGAGGCGGGCGCGGAGGCAAGCGCATCGGTTGAGTTTATTGCAGAAACGGCCGCAACGCGCACAACCGCAATCACGCCATCTTTTGGCACGGGCGCACAGGTGTTTCACCATCAAGCGGGCACCCTCTCATACAACTCAAACACATACACCGTGCGATCCTTCGAGTTTTCCCTTGATAACAAGTTAGAGCGCGTCAATAACCTCGGATCCAAGCTCACAGGGCAGCCACAGATCAGCGATGTGAGAGAAGTCATGATCACGTGCACGCTTGACCTTGAGGATAACAACTTGTATAACTCACAACTTGCGGGTGATTCTTCGGATGTTGAGCTTTCATTCACAAGCGGCACCGATTCAATAACATTCCTGTTGAGAAATGCAAAGATTGTGGACTATTCTGATGACGTAACGTCATTTGGCCGCATCGAACGCACAGTGAGCTTTATGGGGATCGCGGGGTCAAATACCGCCTTTAAAATCACGATGATCAATGATGATTCAACAGGAATCGGAAACTAACAACCACAACCAAAAGAGGTGTAACGATGGATAAAAATATCCTTGAGGAGATCGTTGCATCCGCATCTTTTGAGGTCGATGCTTTTGACGGCTTGATCAAAATAGAGGGGCGGATCTTGTCTCCATCCGAAGTCGAGGCCGCAGGTCTTGCAAGCGCGCTCATTGCGGGCGCAATCTTTAAGGGCAAAAGCAAAGAGCAGATCGAGCAAACGCAACGCATTGCGGAGCGTGTTGAGCGTGGCGAAATGGACAACATAGAGGAGTTGTTGCAATTGACCTCTTCTATCTCACCTGAGCAAATGGAGCGCCTCTCAGAGCGTGAGGATCGTTTGCTTATGAAGTGTGTGCGCAGGTGCTCAAAAGACAACGGCAAGACATGGGAACCTTTGCACCTCGTGAGCGTTGTCGATCAGCAAAACGCAAAGCAAAACCGCCTTTGGGTGGGCATGATAAAAAGTGAAGATCGCAAGGCTATTCTTGATCGTGCCATGAGTGGGCACAAGGAGGCGAGCGAGAAGCTCAAATCCTTTCGCACAAGATGAGGAGATTGTGCACATGTATGATATAATCGGGCGTACTTATGGCATGCTTCCAAGTGAGGTGGCAAAGCTGTCATGGTCGGATCTTCTCGTATGTGTGCAATGTGTGCGGGCAAGAGGCGATCGGATCAAGCGCATACTCAAGAAGGGCAAGCGCAAAAAGGATATGGTGTTTCCCAACATCTCAATCATTGACCTCGCGGACATACTATGAGCACAACCGTTGAATACATACTAGACGTTGAAACCCAAAAGGCGCAAACCGGTCTCAAGAAAACCGAACAGCAAACCAAGAAAACAACGGCAGCGGTTAAGAATGCCCGCAAGCAATTTCGTGGTATGTCGGGATCTTTTCAAGCGGTTGGCGAGGTGTCGAACCTTGTTAATCCGCAGCTTGCCGGATTGGCGGATGTTGCGATCGGTGCCTCTTCTGCATTTCGTGCATTAGGGCGATCTCTTGCCAGTGGAAACCCAATCATCATTGGGATCACGGGTGTGCTCATGGCGGGTGTTGCGGCCTATACCGCATACACATCAAGCGTGAGAGCAAATGAGGAATCCATCAAAAAGCTTAATGAAACGCTTGAGAAGAACACCGCAGAGATTGAGAAGAATCAACAAGCCTTTGCAAATGCAGAAAATGCCATCCTAGATAGTGCGGGTGGTATCAACGAATTGCGTCTCAAGTATGCAGAGCTTTCGGGCGAGGTGAGCAAGAGTGAGGCGCTTGAGGCAAAGCAATTCTTTGCGGCGGAGCAAGGCGCGCAAAAACTGCGTGATGAACTTGAGAAGCAAATACAGACAAGAGAGAAGGATCTTGA